AAATGGCCCGCACCGGCCGGCTGCCGACCCTCCGCTTCGGCAAGAGGATCGTCGTCCCCAAGAAGGCAATCGAGAGCATGCTGGAACGCCCTGTCCCCAGCATCGCCCGCGACCAAGTCTGATCACAGGCGGCCCTGATTGGAGACATGCACCCTTGCCAGGCGGAACTTGTCAGCAGGAGCTCTCCGCACACGGACACGGAGGTGTGATGACTATGCCCGACGACGAGCTGACCACAGACGAGAAGCAGGCTCTCCTCAAACACTGGCTGGACAGAGGCAAGCCCACCGTCACCCTGGGCCAAGCTCGGTGGTTTAACCTTCAGGCCTTGCTCTATTCCAGCGACACCTATGTGGCGCAACGGCGCCGCGATCACACCCCTGCGCTCCGCCAGCTTCTCGCCCGCTGGAATAACAACACGGAGGTACCAAATGAAGGTGAAACTATTGAAGTACGCCCTCGAGAACAAAAAACATAGCCTGGCCGCCCACGCTCTGGTCTACGCCATGGTAAAGGTCAAGGCTGAGGAAAATGGCAAAAAGAGGCGCCCCCAAAGGCAATCAAAACGCTCGTAAGCACGGCTTCTACAGCCGGGCACTGACCGAGGCCGAAAAGGTTGACCTCGAGGAAGCGTCCCTCATTGAAGGCATTGATCAGGAGATCGCCTTCCTCCGGATGAAGCTTAAGGAACTGGCGGAGAACTCCCCCGAGCGCATCGACCTTCATTTCGAAGCGGCCAACACCATAGCCCGCCTCATCAGAACCCGGTATCAGATATCAAAGGGACAGAAGAAGTCGCTGAAGGAAGCCATCCACAAGGTCCTCACCGAGGTGGCCCTGCCCCTGGGCATCGGCATCGGCGCCGGAGTACTGAAGAAATGAAACTCAGACCCTACCAACAGGAAGTCGCCCGGGCCGTCCTGGATAGCATCCAGAACAACAGAGGCCTTACCTTATCGGTGGAGATCGCCAGGCAGGGAGGCAAGAACGAGCTCTCAGCTCACCTGGAAGTCCTGCTACTGACGCTCTTCATGTCCATAGGCGGCAGCCTGGTCAAATGTTCACCGACCTTCAAACCCCAGACGGTCATATCGATCGCCAGGCTTAAGGACAGGCTTGACGAGTTCGGTTACGACCGCCTTTACCACACGGAGATGGGGTACATCGTCTGCCTGGGAGCCGCCAGGGCTGTATTCCTCTCCGCTGAGGAACACGCCTCCGTCGTTGGCCATACCGCCGACATCCTCCTGGAGATAGACGAGTCCCAGGACGTCAGCAAGGAGAAGTACACCAAGGAGTTCAGGCCGATGGGTTCGTCAACAAACGTCACGACGGTCCACTACGGCACCACCTGGGACGACACCACCCTACTCGAAGAGGTCAAGCTCGCCAACCTCGAAGCCCAGCGCAAAGACGGCATCAAACGCCACTTCCGCTACGACTGGCAGGAGGTGGCCAGGCACAACCCAGACTACCAGGCCTACGTCGAGGGAGAGCGAGCCAGGCTGGGCGAGGATCACCCACTATTCCGCACCCAGTACCTACTCCTCCCCATCCGCGGAGGCGGCGGATTCCTCACACGCCAGCAGATCGTTTCCATGCTAGGCCGACACCAAAGGCTGAAGGAACCCGAGCCCGGCAAGACCTACATCGCCGGCATCGATCTCGCAGGAGAGAGGGAGGAAACAAAAGAGCAGGCCCTGGCAGCCGTCCGGCAGAAGCTCGACTCCACTGTGATCACCATCGCCGAGGTCGAAACCACCCGGCGGCCCACATCGCCCCTGGTCGAACCCGCCCTTAAGGTTGTCGAGCACTACCAGTGGACCGGCACGCCGCACAGCCAGCTCTACCCTCTGATAGTAGAGACCCTCAGGAAGTGGAAATGCCACAAGGTACTGGTCGATGCCACCGGAATCGGACAGCCCGTCGCCAGCTTCCTACGGAAAGAGCTTGGCAGCAGGATTGTCCCCTTCACCTTCACCCAGAAGAGCAAGAGCGACATGGGATTCGAGGTCCTATCCTTCATCAACAGCGGCCGCCTACGAATCTATCAGAAGGACAGCTCCCCCGCCTACACCGAGCTCATGAACCAACTCGAGAAGGCCCGCTCCCAGTACCGGCCGAACCAGACCATGAACTTCTACGTCGATCCCCAGGAAGGCCACGACGACTTCCTGATCAGTCTCGCCCTCGTGGCCGAGGGCGCCCGAGACTTTACACCCAGGGCAGCCAAAGGAGGCCTCAGAGATGAATGAATTCGTACCATCCCAGCTAAACCGCATGGATACCGCCCGCCTGGCAGCCTATAAAACCAACCTCGATTTCTACAACGGCAGCCAGTGGCAGCAGACGTCACGCAACCGTCAGCTCGTGTTCAACTACGCCAAGGTCACCATCGACAAGGTCACCAGCTTCCTCACCCAGGGACTGGGCTTTGCCTGCTACCCGACCCAGGACACCCCCGAGCTCCAGGCCCGGGTCCGCACGGCAGAGAACCTACTCCGCCAGACCTACGACCAGAACAACATCCACCAGCTCGATTACGAGACCGAGATCGACGCAGCCATTCTGGGAGACGCCTGCTATAAGGTCATATGGGACACCGAGGACAAGCGGATCCGTATCACCGCCCCCGACGTGTCGGGCATCTTCGCCTGGTGGCTGGGAGACGACTCCAGCCGGGTGTGGAGAGTGGCGTCCAGGTACACGCTCACCCAGGACGAGATTTCTATCCTTTACCATCAGACCATTGCCAACAAGCAGGCCACCATGGCCGAGCTCTGGACCGCCAAGGACTTCTCCCTTTACTTGGACGACGCCCTCATAGAGTCCAAGCCCAACCCCTACGGCTTTATCCCCTTCATCATCTTCCCCAACATCAAGAAGCCCAAGCAGTTCTGGGGAGAGTCCGATATCCCCATCATAGTCATGCCGCAGAGGGAGCTCAACAGAGCCTTGAGCCAGTTGTCCCGGATACTGGAGCTGTCAGGCAACCCCATCGCCGTCCTCGAGAACATCGCCTCCGCGGAGGACATCAAGGTTCAGCCGGGCGCCCTGTGGACGATCCCCGAGGACGCCAAGGCTTATTTGCTGGACCTGCTCCAGGGAGGCGGCGTCAGACTCCATATAGACTACATCGACACCCTGTACCGCTCCCTGCACGATGTCTCAGAAATGCCCCGGGCAGCCTGGGGAGGCGGCGAAAGAGATCTCTCCGGGACGGCCCTCAGAATAGAGCTCAGCTCCCTTATCCAGAAGGTGCTACGAAAGCGCACCATCCGCAGCAACGCCTATCACGAGCGAAACGACATGATCCTGAAGCTCGCCGAGAAGTACATGGGCCAGAACTTCGAAGGAGTCATCCACAGAGTCCTTTGGGGACCGGTCCTGCCCGAGGACTACACCGCCCAGGCCCAGACCGAACAGGTTCTGGTCCAGACGGGAGTGCACAGCAGAAGGACCGCCATGGACGAAATCGGGATCCAGGACCCCGACGAGGAGTTCGGCCGCTGGCTGGAGGAGAGGAGGAAGATCCTGGAAATGAATCAGCAGTTCAGGGCACAGTCCACACGTGGCGGAGCGAGAGAGAGAGCAATCGCCTCAGAAATGGAAGTGCCTGAGTAATGCCACTGCGAGGAACGCAGTGACGAAGCAAACTCAAAGGAGAGATTTATGCCAGAAGAACCGAAGAAAGAACCAGAGCAACCACAGACCAACCCCGGCGGAGCTCCCGAAGCAAACGGGGCGGCCACCGCCGAGGATCTGGCCGCCATCAAGGCCGAGCTGGAGGAAGAAAGGAAAGCCAGAGCCGCCATTGAGGCAGCCCTGGCCGCCAAGGACACCATGATCGCCGACCTCCAGGCCAAGCTGACGGGCGCCAACCACGCCAGTGAAGCCGCGGCCGCGGAGCTCACCGCCCTCAAGGACGCCCACTCGAAAGCCGTCACCAAGTACCTGGGCGCCGTCAAGCTCGCCAACCCCGCCATTCCCGGCGACGTCATCACCGGCGGCACCATTGAGGAAATAGACAGCTCCATCCAGAAGGCCACGGTCATCGCCACCGCCGTCAAGGCCAACCTCGAAGCCCAGGCCAAGCAGGCCAGGGTCCCGGCCGGAGCTCCACCCAGGACGGAGATCTCCCTCGAGGGCCTGTCCCCCAGGGAGAAGATCGTCGCTGGAATACACCAAAAAGGAGGAACTAGCTAACCATGTCGATACTATTGGCAGAAGCATCCAAGCTCGCAACTGATATCCTCTTGAAGGGTATCATCGAGACCATCGTCAAGGAGAGCCCAATCCTGCAAAAGCTCCCCTTCATTCAGATTGTCGGTAACAGTCTGAAATACAACAGGGAGAAGACCCTCCCTACCGCCGCCTGGTATGCACCGGTCACCGGTACATGGACGGCCTCACCGCCCACGTTCGAGCAGTGCACGGCCGCCCTCTCCATCTTGGGAGTGGACGCCGACGTCGACAACTTCCTGAAGTCCACCAGGAGCAACGTCCAGGACCTGGAGGCAGCCTGCATAGAGCTCGCCGCTAAGGCCGTCAGGAACGAGTTCGAGAACGTTTTCCTCAACGGCTCGGGCACAAGCGAGCAGCCCACCGGTCTCTTCCTCACCATGAAGGGCACGGCCTGGGTGGCCGACACCGTAACCGCCATCGGAGACGTCGTCGTGCCTACGGCCGGCAAGGAGAACGGCTGGCGCTATGAATGTACCGCCCGGGACACCGACTTCAAGACCCACGCCACCACCGAGCCCACCTGGCCCACCGTGGACGGCGCCACCGTCGTGGACGACGCGGTCACCTGGACCACCCGATTCGGCTGCCACCTCGGCATGGCCGTCAACGGCGCTACCCTCTCCCTGGATAAGATCGATGCGCTCATTGACCTGGTCCGGGGCGCCAAGCCCGACATGCTCCTGATGAGCCGCCGGTCCAGAAGGAAGATCGTCGGCCTGTGCCGGGCCGCTGGCCAGAACCTCCTGATCGGAGAAGGCCGCGCCGGCGAGGTCATTGAGTACTTCAACGGCATACCGGTGGCCATCTCAGACTGGATCAAGGACAACTACAGCGTAGGGTCCTCAACCGACTGCTCCGCCATCTTCGCCTTCCAGACGGGAGAGGGCGCAGTCTGCGGCCTGACCAGCCCGGAGATGCTACAGATCGAGCGTCTTGGCTCCCTGGAGACCAAGGACGCTTCACGTACCAGAATTAAGTGGTACGTCAGCCTGGCCAACTTCTCCTATGTGAAGTCCGCCATGCTCACAGGGGTGAGGAACTAGACAGTAAACCCACCTCATAATAAGCCCCTCAATACATGCGGGGGGGAGGACTGAGCAAACCCCTCCCCCTCCGCAGAGGGGGAAACGGAGGCCAGACATGAACCTAGTAGAAATGACAGCCAGAGTCCGGGAGGATCTCCAGGAAACGGATCCCGCTAACTACCGGTGGACCACCGACGAGGTGGAGGGCGCCATCCTCAGAGCAGTCGGCGAATACTCTGCTTATGCCCCCATACAGCAGCAGACGGACCTGGCCACCACCGACGGAGACACCGAGGTCGATATCTCCACACTAACAGGATTGCTCAAAATAGAGTCCCTGGAGTTCCCCATCGGAGAGTCCCCGAAGCACCTGCAGCACACCGACCACTGGGCAGACCGGCTCTTCATGCAGGACGAGGGAGACGGCACCGACGCCCGGGTCAGATGGCTTAAGAAGCACACCCTGGCAGCCGGGTCCACAACGATCCCGCTGGACCACGACGAGATTATTGTCCTCGGAGCCACGGCCCACCTGGCCATGTCTGCCTCGGCCAACACAGTAGACAGGGCCTTCATAGCTGGCCAATACGGCACTACCAGTTACAAGGATTGGGCCATAGAGCGCATGAAGCTCTATGACAAGAGACTCGCCCAGGTGGCCCAGGCCAACCGAGTGACCAGCAGGCAGCTCTACACAGACGAGTAGAGAGGACAACATGAGGAGAATTATGACCAAAGTGAAGGAAGCAATCTCCCACCCGTCATTGCGAGCGGAGCGAAGCAAACTCACACACAAGGAGGCACCCATGACCAAGGTCAAAGAAGCAGTCGAAAAGGAGCTCACCAAAGAGGGACTCCCCAAAGAGGCCTTCGCCATCGTCGAAGAAGCCGACAACCCGATGACCTGGAAACTGCCCCATCACACGAAGGGCATCTTGAGAGCCAGGTCCCGTCTCGACGTCGAAAAGACGGTCGACTGGGACCGCATGCCGGCGGCAGTGGCAGCTCTCTCCCCTGGCGGCCATCGGGGGGAGCGAGTGAAAGCCTCACCCGAGGACATCATCAAGGCCGCCCGACACCTGGCCAACCATTATGCGGCAGCCAACAAGCCGGTCCCGGACACCCTGGGAGCCCTAACCTGACATGTTATTGGCATGTCATTGCGAGGAGTGAAACGACGAAGCAATCTGAAACCTGTAGTGCGAGGCTTTAGCCTCGCACCCCGTAAGGAGGAAACGTGGCACAGAACGAGAACCCCAAGGCGCCGGACCTCGGCGAAGTCTTCACGAAGATGTTCCGAGCCGTGGTCCGGCCGGCCGTCACCATCATATTTGCGGCCGTGATCGCCCAGCTCGTCATCGAGTCCAGGGAGGTACCACAGTGGTTCCTGGGAGTCGCCATCCCGATCATCACCTGGTGGTTTGCCGAGCGGACCGTCGCCCACATAAGGAAGGACGGCGCATAGCATGAAGAGGACAATCGGCAAACTCTGGCTAGACGTGACGGAGTTCCTCAATGTCTACCAGGAGTGGCACGCCCTGGTCAACGGATTCTCCGAAGTCCTCTGCCCCTGGCCTCCCAGGCACAAGCCCTCACCCGAGAACGAGAACGACATCGCCGACGAGTACCACTACTACATGTGGGGTCGGGCCCTGGGGATCCTGGCCTGGGTCACTATAGGTTGTGTCATCAAAGTGGTGCTTTTCTGATGCAAAATGATGATACCTGATGATACTTTACGATACTTGACCACACTTTACTATGCTTTGAAACACTCGCAGACAGTTTAAGAAAGGAGGAAACGAATGGCTGAATTGTCAGACTACATGGAGAACGCAATCATAAACCAGATGAGGAATGTGGCCGGCGTCCAGGTCGCTGTCTACGTAGCACTCTTCACCGCCATCACCGGCCTGGAGGCCGACAGCGGCTGGTCCGGCACCGAAGTCTCCGGAGGCTCTTATGCCAGGCAACTAGCTGGCCTATCCGCAGCGTCAGGCGGGGCCAGCTCTAACGCCGCCGACATCACCTTCCCGCAGGCCACGGCGAGCTGGGGCCTGATAACCCACTGTGCCCTCATGGACGCCGTCACCGGCGGACATGTCCTCATGTGGACCCAGCTCGACGCCAGCAAGCAGATCGACAACGGAGACACGTTCAAATTCAACCTGGGAGATCTTGACGTCACGATTGAGTAACAATGAGCGAAGTCACCAAGTTCCCGGGCACAGCCGCCTCGTCCTCCATCCTGCCGGAGGATGACAACGATTTCTCCACCATCGCCAACATCAAGGCCGACGATGCCACCGACACCTCCATCACCGCCTCCAGCTATGACACCAACGACATAAGCTACCGGGCCCGGGTTTCCAACTTCGGCTTTACTATCCCGACCGGAGCCACCATCGACGGCATCAAAGTCGAGATTGAGCGCCGGTGCGTCGCCGGCGGCGCCAAGGACTACAGGGTGCAGCTCGTTGACGCCTCCGCCAACCTGGTGGGCGACAACAAGGCCTCGGTCGACGCCTGGCCCGCAACCAACGGCACAAAGGCCTACGGCGGCAGCACCGACAACTGGAACGCAACCCCGACCCCAGCGATGATCAACGACACCGACTTCGGAGTCGCCTTCTCAGTCCAGGCCACCGCCGAGAACACGGACGTCTATGCCGACTTCATCAAGGTCACCGTCTACTACCACACCGTCCACACCGCCGCCGCCACCATGTCAGGCGCCGGCACCCTGGCAGGCCTCGGCCGTGCCATCAAGAGAGCCACCGCCACCATGGCCGGCACAGGCAGCCTGGCAGGAATACTCACCGAGGTCCTCGGACAGGTCAAGACGGCCTCGGCCACACTATCAGGAGCAGGAACCCTGGCAGCCAAGGGGGGAGCCACCAGGAAAGCCACAGCCACCACGACAGGGGCAGGAACCCTCGCCGCCTTCGGCAGAGCTACCAGGAGAGCAGCGGCCACAACGTCCGGAGCCGGATCCCTGGCGGGAGCAGGCCGCCGCCTACGCTCAGCCAAAGCCACCCTCTCAGGAGCAGGCACCCTGGCCGGCGCAGCTCGTCTCACTGCAGCAGCCAAGGCAGCCATGGCCGGAGCCGGCTACATGGCAGCCATAGGCACCAAAGTCGGCGGAGAGGTCAAGACCGCCACGGCCACCCTATCAGCCACCGGCAGCCTCCACGCCGCAGCCACCGCTTACACCATCACCCCGACGCTCCTGGCCGCACAGAAGCACCCCCACCGCCATCCCTACGTCGAAGCCAAGGTCTATGACTACGAGGCCGGGATCAAGAGACTATCCTGGACAAGGCTTTACGACGGCTCAGAGACCGACAACCACCACGGCATCGCTTTCGATGGACAGGGCTCCATGCACCGGATCCGGGCCGACACCGGCAACAAGCTCTACCACCAGAAGGTCACGACACCGGGCCCCAGCTCCGACTATTCATCCTGGACGGAGATCGCCACCGACTGCGCCGGTCCCTGCGCCATAGCCGCCTATGGCGCCAAGGTCTATATTTTCTACAAACACAACGAACTCAATCAACTCAACAAACTCTATAGCCATAATTACGGGCAGGACTGGACCAACGCCGAGCTTATAGCCACCACCGGAGTCCTCTCCATGGCCGCTTGCTGGAAGGGAGCCACCGACATCGTCGTCTGCTTCTCAGCAACCCCTTTCAAGATCAGTGCAGCCGTCCTGGACACCTCAGACCAGGCCACCGCCGAGCATTACTATAATCACGGCCTGGACACCACCTACGGCATCGGCGCCACCTACCAGGCCGGCGAGTTCCCCATCGTCTTGGCCGGCAAGGACACCGACGTAGGCACCGGCATCGCCAGCTACGCCCTCTTCTCCACCAACCTCTCCAGCACCTACAACTTCAGCTCCCTCCGGGTACTGCTAACCGCAGACGAGGACGTAGTCACCGCCTTCCGATACCCCGACTGCCACCTCGCCGACGGCGCCCAGGAGTACGAGACCCTGCACCTCACCGTTGTGGAGGACTACTCAGGAGTGACCGCCTACACCCGACCACTCCTCGCCCACCTGGTCAAGGACACCAGCTGGTCCGACGCCACCATCACGGAGCCCAGGTTCTTCATCCCCATCCCCTCGGCCTTCGGCCTCCGGATGGCCAGTACTGCCGGCTATTGGTGGTTCTCTATGCCCGACGGAGTGTGGAGAGCACCCCGCCCAGCCGCCGCTCCCCTGGACCTCACACCCTACATCCAGGAGCTCCACCAGGTCATCGGTCACCAGCGCCCGGGATCCCTGGTCCTGCAGCTCGACAACTCCAAAGGGTACTTCGCTTTACCAGGAGAGGGCGCGCTCGCTTCGCTTCGCTTCCGCGCGGAAATTAAGCTCCGGCTAGGTTACAAGACCACGGCCGGCAACGAGTCCCAACCCAACCTCACCTACTGGATAGACTCCTGGCGATACTCTACAACTCAACAAACTCAATCAACCCTGACACTCTTTTGTGTCGACCTCTGGGGCCTCGCCTCCCAGTGGGCAGCCCGCTACTCCCTCCGCTGGAATTACACCACCTTCCAGCCGTCCCGGGTGTGGCAGATCCTGTACCAATTCCTCGGCCGGCTCGGCATCCGCCTCTGGAACAACGGCGCCGTCAGCCAGAGCGACCCCATGAACAACTACTACCCCAAGTTCCTCTCCAGGGGGGGCACCATCGCCGACACCCAGCTCCGCCGCCTGCTGAGCTTCGTCACCGACGGCCTCGTCCCCAGGCGGGATCTCTGCTTCGCCAAGGACCTACTGGCCAACGAGGCACCGTGCTACGAGTACAAGAACGAACCCGGGTACCACCCCATCTATGCCGGCGCCTATGCAACCCGCCTCACTACCACCCACACCCAGGTCAGCGGGGACACCCAGGAAGAACCACCCGTCCACGTCCGGGAGGCCGCCTTTAACTGGGATATGCTATCCCTGGGCATCGACAACGTCGAGATGCAATACGACGCCAACCTGGAGGAAACCGACCAGGCGGCAAAGAGGGCCGCCGCCTTACTCAGACATGAGACTCTAGAAGCTCTGGGGGATCAAATCACCGTCCCGACCAACGTCGACCAGGAGCTCTACGACGTCATCACCGTCACCGACCGCCGCTGTGGCATCGACGAGGCGAAATACCGAGTACTCGCCATCCAGACCGACTATGACCGCCGCAAAGCCCAGTACGAGCAGCGCCTCACCCTGGGGGCGCCATGATTTCCTATTCACTGACCCCGACTGTGGCCACGTCGTCCCGGAATTGCCACAGCCCCCTGAACCGAAAGAGATAATAAACAAACAAGAGACGTTAAAAGAGAACAGAGGCAGTCAAACAGACAATGACACCAAGACGCTGGAGCAAGAAGACAAGAGCCTGGGCCTACAGCTACCTCGTCCTAAGAGACGGCGAACAATGCGCCATCTGCCACGCCACACCAACGGTGCCAATAACCACAACACAAACGCCCACCAAAGCAACTACACGAAATGATCCACGCTCAACCAAAGCAACTACACGAAATGATCCACGCTCAACCAAAGCAACTACACGAAATAACCCCAGCACCACACTAGACATAGACCACATAGACGGCAATCCCAACAACGATAACCCCGACAACCTCAGACTACTATGCCGACGCTGCAATATCATCACGCCACCACAATCGACAAGCCCCGCCGCACGTAGAAGTGACTTGTGTGTGTGTGTGAGAGAGAGAAACGAAGGGAAGCCAGGCACACGAATAGCAAGGAACGACGTAGACTACAGAGAAGCCAGCCCGGAGATGCAGGCCAACCTTATATACGAAGTCACATTCAGGCGATGGCTACTCGAAACCATTACCACCCAAGGATTCTACTACAGGACCGCCGCCATAAACGAAGGCGCCGAGCTTACAGGCTGCTCACCACAAACAACGACCAGATACATCGCCAAGCTAACGTCACGATCGGGCCCCATCACCGAAACCAAAGACGCCCTCGGTCACACCGTCCTAATGCTCAAGCCACACCTCCAGACCCGACGACCCAGACGCTCCCAACGCCGAAACGCCCACCCATGAACCCCAACTGCTTCAGAGATTGCGCGGACACAACACTATAGAACCTCTGCTGCTCAGCGTGCGTGTTTAGCCGACATCGCCACAATATGGGGTTCCTGCCCAGCTGTGTGCGCTAGGTCGGCGCTAAGTAATCAACTGCCAGCTCAGGAAGGGGTAGGTCACGCCATCAGCGATATTCCAGACATATGAAGGGTTCCGCTCGCCAGGAGCGACCGCCATTATGTTCCAGCCTGCCCCTGAGAAGGTAGTTATGTCCTGCATTTCGTCCGTGGTTTTTCCTGCTCCACCAGCTGAAGTACTCTGCCCACTCGCCTCGATGTCCCAGAAGGAGCTGCTCACCGTGCCCATATTACCACCTCCCACCAGACCACCAACACTCTCACCGCCGGTCACGGCGCCTACGGAATAGCAGTTGCTCACAGTGCCTCCCTCGTTGTAACCCACCAGACCGCCAACCCGCTCGGTGCCAGTGACGTTGCCGGTGCAATAACAGGTGCTCACATATCCCTTTTCAATTCGTCCCGCCAGCCCGCCAACGCTTGAATTGCCGGTGACACTGCCCGCCGCGCAATAGCAGTTGTATATTTGGCCATCATTCCTTCCCACCAGCACGCCAACATAATCGCCGCCAGTCACAGTGAAATTCACCACAGCGATGTCGTTGGGGCCCCCCCACACGGTCGCACCAAAGAGCCCCACATTGTCTTCGTCGGGGCGGTTGATGAACAAATCGCGTATCTCGTACCCTTGACCAAGCAGAATCCCGTCGAAGTAGCTACGCGCGGAGTCACCCCAAGTTCCAATTGGCTGCCACCCTTTTCCGCCATTGGCTGTCGGGCTCGCCAGCTCCTCATAGCCGGCAGTAGTGTAGTCAAGGTCGTTCATGAGAACGTAACGGGTAGAATAGCTGGCGCCTAAGGCGTTCCTGATGGCATCCAGGTCGTACCAATCCCTTATTTCAATGACTTTAATAGGACCACAGCCTACCATGCCTGCAATTAATGCCAACGCAATTAAGAAGGTGCTAAATCCTTTCATGTATACGAGCCCTCCAGTACTATTGTATCACTGGTGAGGGAATTATCAATGGGATTGCGTTCGCACAATAACATAGAACTTTTACCGTTCAGTATGCGTGTTTGAAGTAACAAAACAAGTTAATGTGCAACAACACAGGCAATGGCACGAATTTATCTCGCCCTTGCCTATAGACCTGGCCGGATCTGTTAAGGCAATTTGGACCAGAGGTGTCAATGAGGGGAAGCAGGAACTGCTTTGATAACGCGCCGTTGGAGAGCTTCTGGGAATCCTCAAGCAGGAACTGACCAACCATCGCCACTGTCTTACCAGGCGAGAAGCGATTTAAGAGGTCACAGAATACATTGAGATGTTCTACAATTGGCAGCGACGGCATGCTGAGCTCGGGCTACTTGTCGCCTGCGGTTTATGAGCGGAAATACTGTACCGGAAGATAGCAACATGAGAGGGTTGGCGTCTATTATTGACATCCGCCCCTAGTCTATCAAGAGCCACAGCCTTATGTCGGCTTGCTTATACTATGCCTTCTACTTCTTATGACGACTATCTGTACAACAACTCCAATTATAAATCCCAAGCGGATAATCAGGGCATTAACGAAAGCACCTTCCATTGTAGGGTACGGTTGATGGTATAAATGAATTATATACTCGACTATTAGTCCAAGTGCTGCTGACAAAACGAAAATGTAACTGAAGATATATTGTCTAAACAGAATCGCTATAATTGTAGTAGCCCATATGGGAAGGTATATTTGCTTAATAACCTGAAAATCTATGTAGTTCAGTTCAATGAAAACCATCATCACAATGAAGAGAATTATTGAACATATGACTGAATGTAGCATTGAACGTATGACTGAATGTAGCGTGGTCTCTTTATTCAGTTTCACACCTCACCCCCTGTCTCTATTCTATTTCTCTGGAGACAGTCCGTCAAATACACTCTAGAGGTGATTTCGGAGGGGTTAGTTGCGCAGCATGTATGATTCATTTTTAAAATGAAAGGGTGGATACCTTCCGGGATAGAAATCACCTCACACAATCGCCTTATTCACAACAATCTTGGCCCTCACACGCCGCTCGCCCAAACGCCCGGTCCTGCACGGCTGAAAAAGAACACCACAACCACACCACCCGACCCGTCCACGTCCACCCCAACTGGGTTAGCCTGGAACCAATCAACTGGGTCAGCCTGGGAACTGAAGAACCCCACCCCCGTCCACGTCCACCCCACCGGAGTGGAGCTTCGTCGCTGCGGCGGGTGCTGGCCGGCGGGCGCATCAATGGCGCTGGGCAGGCTCTCTATCATGCCTATAGCGTGCTGCTGCCCGTTCGTCACGCCCAGCGCCTCGTAATAAGGTGCGCCCGCCCGTTTGTTTATATTTGTTTCATCGTTCTATCACAACGTCACATCCCAGCACGTTTATCCAGGTCCCAATCATGCTGGTTCCCCTGGAGCACGCGCAGTTCCTCCAGTCCGTCGAGCCCGTCTGGTACGTGGAGCTACTCCCCTCCGTCCTTTTGGCGTGCCGTGCGCCGCCGGTTGCCCAAGCGAAGGGAACGCAACCCGCCGGCGCCCGGCGCGCCCTCCGGCTGGTTTGTTTCTTCACAGCTTGCTCGTAGCCTGGCAACCGAAGCCCCACCTAGCACTAAGGTCGCCCGGGAGGGCATTGCCACACCTGGCCAATCAACCAAGCACCCCTCCCAACTCAACCACCCATGCTCCCATTCACAGGCGTGCATGCCCTCCGTGCGATCCATGTGCTCCCCTCCCACCCAACCGGGCCAGCCGGGGCACTGAGGAACCCCAGACCCGTCCACGCCCACCCCACTCGAATGGAGCTGAGCCCGGGCCACGCCGGCGCCTTCTCTCGAGCAAGCACACGCACCTACCTTAAGGGCATCTTTTTCAACACCTTCCTTTTTGGAGACATCGTGGCGGCCAGGGATTGTCAAGGGAACGCAATGGTCGAATGCCTTGCGCGAGCT